AGTCTCCCTGTCGCAAGCAGCCGTTCCCAGATTTACCCTAACAATTCAATTTAGAAATTATCAAGGAGCAACCGCTTATCTATTTAATTCTTCGGGGACTCCTTTGTATAAACCTAATGACTATTATTCTATGGGTTCAGGATATGATAATGCTTCTATCACATGGGGCGAAACAAATGGATTAACTGTTTGTAAAACAGCCAGCAAAACTGAAACAGTTCAAGCAAAGGCTGGGGATTCGATTACAGTAAGAATTCAACAATCAGGGTCAAGTTCTTTCGACCCTATGCATTTCTCAACCTTTACACTTAAAGCGGAAAATCAAACTATCACGCCATAAAGGTATTGATAAAGAAGGATGGGGAGGTCTGATATCAGACCTCCTTTCCAAATAATTAACTTCCTGACTTTATACGGACACGAATATTTCCCGTATCTTTTGTCGACCCACCTGATTTAAGATAGATATCTATATTGTGAATGCCTATTTGTCCGCTATTATTGATAGCATTGATAGTAACAGTCTTTGAGCCTGTACCTGATGTTGGCGAAGCGTTTAGACTGAACGCATTAGAGGCGAAGTCGATTGACCATGAACCACTTGCTGGTGCAGTAACCGTAACAGTTCCAGAGCCAGAACCGTATCCAGAAATATTGATATTTGTTGAACTAATTGACCACGCTTCGGCTGCTTGCGACAGGGAGACTGCTTGGGTCTTACCACTACCAGTCTGCGTATAGGTGGCAGTTCCGCTTCGCGTCGTCGTCGCACTGTTCGCTGATGCCGTAACATTCGAACCGCTTACTGAGAAGCCTGTACCCGAAACAGTCGGAGTCCAATTCACATTTTCCTGGGTTGATGTTTCGACTCCGTTTATAACTTTCTTTCGGTAGGAAGTTACGGTAACGGATTTCGTTTCACCACCAGCGACGAAACTGAGCGATGTCGGAGTCACGGAGAAGTAATAGTTCCAAGTTACTACTCCCGCAGCCTGACTTGCGCCAACAGTACGTGTCATCCCGCCACCAGCGACTGAAAGGCTCGTACTGCGTGTGGATTCTGTCTGGTTAGCAGACGCTGCGACAGTCACAGTTGTGCTACCACTTCCTCCGGAGTCCGGAGTTGCTGTAATAAAATCTTTCTTCATAATTCTTAAAATTAGTTATAACTAAATGAAATTTCACCGCAAATTTAGCGGTTTATATCTCGAAATCAAAATCCTTTGTCGTTATCCTACAAAACGAGCCTTCCGGAGATAGGCAAATCACCTCTGTTTGGTCGTCTAAATACGATACAGATAGGACGGGGAGATAAGTGTATCCATCAATATAGAAAATGCCTGCAGGCTCCCCGTTAAGACCGTCAAACGTGGGAACGGGTATCTTGCTGGTAACAACCTGCCGCCCAGCGAATGGTCCGAAGTCCTTAACAGCCATTTTCGGGCAGACCAAAACCTGTTCAAGTTCGGTAATGAACTTTCGCTTCATATTCAAGTAGGAATTCAGGATTATGCCTGTTCCTATCTTCCCCTCGATACCGTATATCTTCCGAGTTTCGTTACGAATGACTTGGAGTTCTCCTGGGGAGAGTTCCTCGAAGTCCTTCTCGAGGATATCGAGAAGTTGCTTGTTTCTTTTCTCTTCTTTGTTCATGACTTCTCAATTTATATATGTATAACGTGGACGCAGTGGCTTTGCGATTGATTTTCGCCAGAAAATTCCTTTAACCATTCTTTCCACGAGTAAACGGAGTCGAAACATCAACCCAGGAAAATGTATCGTGGAGCGCAACAATTAGTGGAACAGGGTTCAGCAAGAACACGGATGGTTCTTCTATTACTGCTGCGGCAAATCAAAGTAATAGAAGACGGTCGGGAACTGTTTCCTATACTCAAACGACTTCCGGAAAAACCGCTTCGGTATCGTTAAGTCAGGCTGGTGTTCAATATACTATCACGTATAAGAGTAGTGGTTCGTTTGAGAATACTTATTTCGCATTCAACTCAAATTCTACACCAACCGGAACCCCTATGCAGTATCGTGCTATGTTAGGCGGTGGAGATGAATTTCAAGAAACTTGGATTCCTGACCCAGGATATAGCGTGAACGATGTTTCCAAGGGTGGCGCAACTACCAACTTAAAGGTTGGCGACAGGGTATGGATTCGAAAGATGACTGGTATTGGTACAAGTTGGAGCGGTTCAACGACACAGTCGTTTGTGCTCGAAGCAAATAATCAGACAGTCAATTTGAACTAAAAATTAGGGACTGGCGGGAATTATCGGGTTATTCACGGACTCCCGCCAGAATCCCTCCTTATTCATTAAAATAATAGACCCAAGCAGTCTCCCTGTCGCAAGCAGCCGTTACGAAAATCTCCGTATCGCCCACAACCGTATTCTCAAGCATGTCGAGTCCGAACACGGGTCAGTCGTATGCCACTACGATTACCGTTTCGAACGCTCCTACCAAACCAACCGTTTCAGTCTCCATGGCTATGAAGATTGACGGTGGGACTATAAAATATCAGATGGGCGACGTCGGCAAGTCTGAACCTGTATCGGCTGGAAATAATACATGGACTTTTAAGGTATGGCCAGCCAATTGGTATCAAGCAACAGGTGGTGACGGAGGCGGTCGTCCCGCTTTGGTTCCGGGATATTACTGTCAAGGAACTGCAACTGTACGCTTAAACAGTGGTAACACTGCAACAGTTCAAATCAGTGGTAATGTTTCAACGATATAATGAATTGGGGAGTCCGGAATCCGGACTCCCTTCCTTATCAAGTTGTTTTGAACCAAAATCCAAGAGAATGATAATAGTTGCCCACACCATTATTCTTTCCGGTTGTACCTGTTGGTTCTGTTTCGCCATAGGCGAATCTTCCTCCAAGAGTATTGAAGAATTGGTCAGCAGTGTACGTTGTACTTTCAACAACAACTGAACGAATTTTCCAAGTTCCACTTGATTGAACTCTCGTTGTATAAGTTCCTTTTCGTGTTCCACCCCCTGAAGACATTCCTCCTCCAGATATCACAATTGAATCAATAATATCTGAACCATTGTATAAATCAAGATAAATATGGAAAGATTGCATAGAGAGTCCACCTTTGTTGTTTAAGTACCAAGGATAAGTCCAAGAAGAAGGCTCTGCGGCTGCTTGCGACAGGGAGACTGCTTCTTGATTTTCGAAGAAAAACAAAGAGCACTCCCAGAGGAAGTGCTCAATGATTAGGGAGGAAACAGGTTTAAGACAGAAGTGTCCAAGCCTCACGAACTTTGTTGAACTGACTGTATGGAAGAGTAGTGTAACCACCCCGACCAAACGATGTTCCCCAGGAGTTTTTGATGATGAGACCTGTTTCGTCATAGCCAACAACCGCTACTGCGTGACCACCCATGAACTCATCACCGTTCCAAAAGTCGCCATTATACGAAAATACATTCATCGCTATAAGTGCTGCCCCATTGGTAAGAACACTCTTTTTGAGAGCGTCCAGAGAGCCAATACGGGCGAATACTTCGACACGGTGTTCGCCTTTCAAAATCTCGAAAGCCTCACGAGGCATCATTCCGTCAATAGTCTTGTCAGAACGCTGGTCGTACAGGTATTCAAAGCCGATAGACGGTTCACGACCTTTCGATTTGCAATAAAAGTTGTACATCTCCGCAACTGTACAGGACACGCAACTTCCCTTGCTGCCTTGGTCATAGACACGAAGTTGTTCCCGCAGTTCATACCGCTTCGGGAGTTCAATCTTCGGAGCAGCATAAGTGGCATCATTCGGATTGACGCCACTCTCAATAAATCCAAGTCCTTTCGTTATCATTCTTGCCTAAATTTGAATAGAACATCATCCTTTCCAGCCGTTTGTGTGACTGAAAAGATATACAAAACTTTATCCTTCTTTTCAGTAAGGACATACACAGTGGTCATCACGGAGTCGCTCCCGATGAAGTACGTCTTTCCCCACGAGTCTAAATTCGTAGGGACGCTCAAGCCGTGAACGGTGTTCAGGCTGTCAATTACTGAAAGAGGCTGTGGAGTCACTCTTTCGAAGAACACAGTCTTCCGAGTTGTCGCACAGCCTACAATCAGCAATGTCAAGAAAAGGAATATCAGTTTCTTCATCAGCCACCTACATTGAACCAGTTACCAAGTAGAAAGCATAGCCAAATGAGAAGACCGCCTATCAGTGGTGGAAGACCTCCGTTGAGGATAGCCTGTCCGACAGGAAGATTTTTCTTCATGTTCTGGTAAGCGAACAACCCAATGACAACGAATGAGACCGGAATCATACACGTGATACCCATACCAAGTGAGATTCCAAAGAACGCAGCCACCAACATACCGATGATGACATACAGGTAATGAAAAGGCTTCATTTGTACCATTGTAATTGAAATTTAAGTTAAATCGAACTCTTTGCACACTTCCTCCATTTCCTCGCAAGTCAATGGTCGAACTTTCAGGATATTATAGCGGTCGAGGTCTTCTTGTAGAATAGGGAAAGGCAACCGAGTGTTCCCCGTTGGGGTGACAAAGCAATTATCGGCACTGTCACGATAGAAAAGAACATCAGGCTGGTCAGCCTCAATGAAGATTTCATCTGTATAAGCATACATGAAGTCTTCCCACTTTTCTTCGAAGCCTTTCTTGCCCACTCGGTTCAGCCCAGTTCCAGTATCTACTTTTGGATGAAGAAAATCCTCTACAGATTCCACAGGTTGCGTGAGTGTATATTTAGGACGCTGTTCACGGGTAATCTCACGAAGTTCCGATTCGAGCGTTTCAATCTCTCCTAACAGTTGTTCTTCTCGCTTGGCATAGTCGGACAACTCTTTGCGCTGTTCACGGTTCTCCTTCTCAAGAAAGAGAATCTTCTTATTCAAACGGTCGCATTCCGCCTGAAGATTCAGCACTGTTAAAGTTTCTTCTTTGCCCATATTAGATAGCATTTATTCTGTTGCTCCATGAGTCTGTTAGGAACTCTTCCATTTGAGCCTCAGAAAGTTTATCATACACTTTAAACGTGACAGTATCGAATCCTCGTTTTCCTTTCCCGACCTTTGTACCTGTATAGGAAAGGGAGTATTTGAACTGAAGAACCGAGTTGAGGTTGTTAATCATTTCCCGGAAAGCGGTCTTTAAAACATATTTTTCAAAATCTTTAACAGCATATTCCGGAGTTTGAAGTTCATTCATAAGTTCGGATATCTTCATAGAGAAGACACGCTTGTCCTTCCAACGACTTAACATCATGAAAATACGTTTGGCATAGACACCATTCATTGATACGACAGACTTCTTGTCGTAGATTGTGCCTCCTATTCCTTTACCATAATACAGAAGCCAACGTAAACTTGTAACAGGCATTCCCAGTACGATGTTGTCATCCTCGTCAATATCCATCGTAGAGATAAGATAGCACTCCCTCCGAACCAATTTACCCTGTTCGTTGGTAAAGTTGTATTTAATCGTCTGTTTGAACATCTTCTTTATTTCGTTAAGAACGATAGAGCCGTGATGGTGTTTATCAATCTCATTCATTTGTATAGGGATGAGAAGATTACCGTTCTTATCCAGGGGGAGAGTTTCCTGGAAAACTTTCAAGTCAGCGTTCAGCCAGTCAACATCACGGGACATAGCAGGTTGCAACTGTTCGACAAGATGAACCAAACAGTTCATTTGCCACGATGTGAACTTATAGACGCCAAAGGTCGCCAAGTTCGATTGAATAATTCCTTTATTTCTTTTCATATCATATAATGTTTAATTTCTACACAAATATAACGGGAAAAATTATAAAAGGGGTAGAATCATTTCCACCACCTTAAAAACAGGCTTGGCTTCGAATTAAGACTGTAAATTAACTGCGCTCAAAAGCCTGTTTATAAATTTGTCGACGCGCTCAAACCACCTTTTATTGCGCTCAAACCACCTTTTATAACCCCTTAGACCACCTTTTATACTGCGCTCAAACCACCTTTTATAAAACAAAATTTGTGGGTGAAGACTCCCCATAAAATAGGGAAGACTCACGGAATCGAAAATTTGTGTATCAATATATGAGTACAATAGAAGTTTCAATAGAAATACAAGTTAGAGTCCCGAACGGAAATTTTAAGAAGTCATTTTCACGTCGAAAACACACCTCACTGCGTTCGGAATTTACAGGCTTCGCCATCTTCGATGGACTTCGCCCTGAGAGGCTGCTGTCGCAGCCGATGTTGTTAGGAGAAATGTAAATGAGAAAAACTTTTGTGCATTGACAGCGTTATATTTGTGTTCGGTCTGGTTCGCCTAATCGAACATCATCTAAAGTTTGATTTGATTTACATTGTTTGATTGACATCTAAGAAGTTTGAAGAAGATTCTTTTTGTTCATTAAAGAAAGTTTAGGTTTTAAGTATTTGACAGAAATCTGGGGCATGAGAGGATGTGAATCTTCTCACTGCCCGTTTTTATTTTAGAGCCATACCGTTGAACTCACTCCTACCATATTAAAATTTTATGAATAACTTTGCTCACAAAGAATTTTTAATTTTAAAAGTCGTATGGAAAATAAAGGAAAGAAAGTTTCCCTCCAGTTGTTTGAGGAAACTGCTCGTAACAATGGATACGAGGTATTCACACCCGATGAGGTGGCTTCCTATTACAAGGAAGGAATCATGAAGAGTCGTGCCAACGAACTTACAGCCGAGGAGAAAGAGGCTTTCGTGGCTGACGTAATGTATCTTCAGAAAGCCGTATGCGCTGACGAAGAGGGTAAAGACGTCATTCGCTTCTATCGTCCTAAACAGGTTGAGTGGGAAACGGCTGCTGACGGAACTGTCATGAAAGGTTTGGAAGGTGTATATCGTGACACCCCTGAAAATCGTCGCCTGAACCGTGTTGGACAGGCTTATTCTCCTACATTGGAGTTCCTGAAATCGTTGAACGGTGAAACGGAGGGCGACATCATGAAGTCGTTGGGAACAGGTGTTTATGCTGATACCCCTGACAATCAGCGTCTGGGACGTGTGGGTCAGCCGTACAAGAACCAAATTCCGGTTGAATAATGGAAACGCTGCTTGAGAAATCATTGAATAAACACGATTTTCCGGAAAAGGAAAGACGTGAATTGGCGAAAGAGGGAGAAGCCATGAAAGATGGCTCTTTCCCTATTCGTAATGCTCAGGATTTGAAAGACGCCATTCGTAGTGTTGGTCGGGCGAAAGACCCTGCCGCTGCGAGACGGTGGATTAAAAAGCGTGCTAAAGAACTCGGGAAAGAGTCGCTTCTTCCTGAGTCCTGGGAATAATTTAGGAGTTTTCTTCGGGAAACTCTTTGATTATTCAAGATAACGTAATATATTTGCGTAATCAAATTTAACTGTAAGGAATATGACGACACTAATAGAAAAATCAATTTTGAATGAAAGATTAGAAAAATCTCGTTCAGGCATATACGCTGATACTTCTGAGAATAGACGCAAACATCGCGTGGGGCAGAAGTACGGTTCTGAAAAGAAAGAGGAAGAGAAGCCTGAAAAGACTGACCCCAATAAAATGAGTCCGGAACAGCAACTCGAAGCTATCAATAAGGTTATCGCTGCTGTCAACGAAGGAAAGTTGAAACTTCCCCCTGAGGAAATTAACACTCTCGTAGCGAAGAAGACTATGGCGGAAGAGGCTGTTAAGCAAGCCAAAGGTGAAAAGAAACCTGAGGAGAAAGAAGAATCAAAGAAAGAAGCCACCAAGCCAGAGGCAAAATCTGAAGGGAAACAGTATGCGCCAATGGACATTAAAGAAGCCAAGAAAGAATTGGTTGGAAAGAAAATAACTTTCAAGGAATATTTCTTTGATGGGGTTGACTCCTATAAAGATGCTGAAGGCGAAATTAAGAAAGTTCGTCTTTATGGAAAAGAAAAACAGCCAATTGCAGAAATTGACTTCCCTAATGGTGATGGCATTACTATTTCGCTTGAACAACTTGATAAACGAAAAGCCATGCAGTATGAGATTGAGTTTAACGATTCAAAATCAGAAGAACCCAAACAAGAAGCGTCTGGACAGGCTTCCGAAGCCGATAAAGATGATTTGCGTGAGGCTCGTCGAAAATTGTCTTATCTTCAGGACAACGAAGAACGCTTGATTAAGCGTGACGGGAAAGAGAGATATGAAGAACGCTTGAAACAGGCGAAAGATGAGGTTGCTGAATTGAAAGGCGAAGAACCGCAAGAGGAAACCAAGTCAGAACCCAAGAAAGAGGAATCAAGAGGTGAAAAGAAAACGGACAAGGCTTCCGACCCTATTTATCAAGTTCAACAAAAGAAGAAGGAAGCCTCAAAGAAGTATGACAGTAAGCGTGAAGAGGCTCGCCAGAAGTATGACAAAGAGGCTGATGAAATTCGAAGCGAGATTGACAAACTGTACGAAAGCGACCATCCGGATGCTGCTAAGAAGCGTAAAGAACTGTGGAACACTTTGAAAGAGAAGACTAACAAATACGATGCGGAAACAACACGGTTGAAAGACGAGTATGAGGCTGAGTATAAGAAATTAGACGAGGCTGAAGACAAACTGTATGACCAGCGTCAGAAAGAAGAAACTTCAGAAGAGGTGAAAGAGTCATACACCCGTGTCAAGTTTGAGGACGTCCCTAACAGCGGAAAGGTCAATCTGAAGAAATACCTGTCAGAGAAAGTTCGACAGGGGGTTGATGAAAAGTGGTCAAACATTAAGAATATCCCTACCGACAATCTCAAGAAGATGGAGAAAGGACTTGTGAACGATTTAAATAAGAACTTTGAAGCCATCAAGAAGTCTCAGAGAGCGGAGTTGCTTTACTCTATAATGAAAGTTAAGGGGGAACTGGAAAAGCGTGGTAAAGAGAGCCAAAAGAAAGAATAAGGATATCATGCTTTATTAGTGCCGTTTTTGTTTGTAAATTTGTATCGTTTAATAAATGTAGAATTAAAACATAAAAGAGATGAAGAAATATGTTTATTCGAAAGGTGCGGAGGCTGTTACGGTTGAGACCGATGGGTTAGCAACTATCAACAACTTCATGGTGACCGGACTTATTGGTAAAAATTATCATGGTCTGGTACAGGCTGGTCTGAATTTCAAAATGGGAGACGAAGTAACTATCCCGATGATGCTGAATGCTGCTAAGACCTGTGAATGTAAAGTAGAATGCTACGAGGGTAATGAACTCATCATTGATGAGTCTGCTGACTTCACAAGTGGCGTTCCTGCTGAAGTAGGTACAATCTTCGGGTTGCAACTGGGTGTGGCTTTTAACGAGGCGACCTATTATGCTGTGGTTCCCAAATCATATACAGACCAGTACGATTACGCTGCTTCTAAGGCATCGCTGCCTTGGCTGGTTGCGAAGTTCAAGAAAATCGCTGCTGACGCTGATGAACAGGAAACATCAGAGTATCAAGTGCAGGTATTTGCCGACGAAAGACAACTTGAGTTCCGTGGAAATTCTGCTGACTTGGGCAAGTTGAGCGAAGACAAGAAAACGCTGACCGCAAAGGCTTCCAATTCACTGATGTTTGAAATTGTGAAAGACTTGGGTATTTTGCGTCCGGAAATGGTAACTTGGTTCACTATCCGTTTCATTTACGGTGGTCGTACCTATGAAGCCAAAACATACGTCACTCCTGGAACTATTTAATTATGGGAAGTAAGAAGAACCGTTCATCAAAAAACAGGAGTTCAGTGGGAGCCAATAATGTGGCTCCCATAGACGGTCTTGATGGACTGTCTCTTCAGGAACTCCAAATCATGGCTCAGGCTGCTCCGATAGCGTTGAGGAACCGTCTTCAGAAGTCCCTAAACTCAGAGAATTTTGAAGAGGTGATGAAGGCACAAGCGTTTATCGCTGAGCAACAGAAGCACGGCAGGAGAGCACCCCAGCCGGAAATTAAATCAATCCTTTGGAACCCGTCGGAGATAGGCTTCAATGGTAAGGGGTATCGCGACCCGAACAACGGTATAGCATTTGGGACTCTAAACCGAATGGGCGATATCTTCATCATTAAGGCTATTATCAACACACGTATTGAACAGGTTCAGAACTTTTTGAAGTACAGCGTTGACGACCAGAAGCCAGGATACCAAATTCGTTACAAGCGAAGTCCAGGCTCGGAGGGTTCTGACGAAAAGGAACTGTCAGCAAAAGACAAGAAGATTGTCGATTACATAGTTCGTTTCCTTGAAGAGGGTGGTGAGAATGACAAATGGGAATGCGAGGACAACTTTCAAGAGTTTACCCGTAAAGTATTGAGGGACTCCCTTGTGCTTGACCAGATGACATTCGAACTCGTTCGAGCAAGGAATATGAACCTCAAGAAGTATCGTGCCGTTGACGCTGCCCTGATACGGCAGTTAGACACGAACGACCCACGATACAGACAGATGTTCGAGAACTTCCGCTGGCACGGTTATTTACCTCGCTATGCTATGGTATGGGATGGGCAGATTATCCGTCACCCTGTATCAGATGAGTATGTAGTTTTCTATCCGTGGGAGTTGGGTTATGGTATCCGTAATAAGACGACCAACGTGTTGCGTAATGGATACGGCTGTTCGGAGTTGGAAACGCTGATTGAAATTGTGACATGGATTTTGTGGGGAATGCAGTACAATGGTAACTTCTTCAAACAAGGTAGCCAGCCGAAAGGCTTCATCAATGTGAAGAACGGAAACGTCGACCAAGGAACCCTGAACGAGTTTCGTCAGGATTGGAAACAGACGATGAGTACCGTGTATAATTCTCATAAGATACCCGTCATTCAGGGAATAGACCTTGAGTGGATTGATTTACAGCAGACGAACCGAGACATGGAGTTCACTGAATGGATTAAGTTCCTATTGGTGATTGCGTGTGCCGTGTACCGTATGGACCCATCGGAGTTGGGCTTTCAATTCCAGGACGCTGCTCGTATATTTGGACAGGAAGGACAGAAGGAACGTCTTGACCATTCAAAACAGAAAGGTCTGACTCCTCTGTTAGTGTTCTATCAGAATATTCTGAATAAGTATATCATCAGCGAAATTGACGACCGCTTGGAACTCGTGTTTACAGGTATTGAAATCGAGGACGAGGCAGCACAGGTTGAACTGGATAAGAAGAAGTCTGAGGCTGGCTTTGTATCGCTCGAGGATATGTTCGAAAAGTATTCAGGCAGAAAGTTCGACCCGAATAAGGACACTATCCTTAACACGGTGTATCAGTCGGCTCAAACCAACAAAATGATGGGTGGCGAGGGCATGAACGAAATCGTCGATGGCGAAGAAGGAAATGGCTCACCTAAAACAGCGGAAGAGGCTATACAGGCGATGATGGTTGAAAAGTCTATGGAGAACCCTATTCTCGGAAAGGCTCTTGAATTTATTGACTCACAATTAGGAATCAGAAAATGAAAGCACCAGCATCACCCCGAATTCATCATCACGTCGACCCGATGAGATATCCAAAGGTTCAAAAGGAATACGAGGGCAAAGGGAAGAATGCGTTCAACGCTGTTAAACTGTTCGGAGACGTTGTTGAAACTATGGTTGAAATACAAAAGAAGAAAAGATAATGTTATTCACGGAAGATGAAATAAAGAAGATTTTGACAAACATCGACCTCGCAGTAGTAAAGATGGTTGCACAAGTGTTGGGGAAAGACTACCTAACAACTGAAGACCTTGCGCTCCTGAAGAAGAAAGGGGTTGACTTGGTGAAACTGATTCCTAAATTCCCTTCCCATTATCAAGCATTTCTTTTTGGTCGTGTTTCGGCTGCTGTTGGGACGAAAGCCACCGCTCAGATGACTTACTCCGAGTTTACTGCGTTTCTGTCTAAAATGGGCTTATTTGAGCCCACAGCGAGGGAAATGGCGTTCTACAAGGTTGCCGCCAACAAAACTTATACTCATATCAAAGGATTTGCCGACCGCATCAAGAACGATGTCCGAGCGTCAATTTCCGCAGAGGAACTCAGTTACTTACAGGCTCAAGAGCAGGCAAAGGCTGATGCGACTTTACGGAAGGAGATGCTCGAAGGCACGTTCGAGAAGCGTTCCGTCAAGAAGATTACTTCGAACCTCGCTAACCAGATGAATGATTGGCAGCGGGATTGGGGACGTATCGTTGAGACGGAAAGTCAAGATATATACAATCTCGGAAGAGCCGAAATTATGATGGAAGAAGACCCCGACCCGTTGGTTTACTTTGATGTCTTCCCTGGAGCCTGTCGTCATTGCATACGGCTGTACCTAACAGGGGGTATCGGTAGCCAGCCACGGGTGTTCAGGCTTTCGGAACTCATGGCGAATGGTACGAACTATGGTGTGAAGTCGAAAGATTGGAAAGCGACGATACACCCTGTTCACCCGTTCTGTCGGTGCGATTTGCGTTACTTGCCGAAGGGATATGTATGGAATCCTGACACACATCAGTTCGAGCCTCCTAAGAATTATGAGAGAAAGGTTGAACGGAAGAGTCGAGCGAAGATAACAATTGGAAATAAAGAATATACAGTCTAAAAGATGATAATTATGAACTTGAAGAAATTTTTAGGAATTCAGTCAACCCAAGAAAAGGTTGAGGACTATCGGAAGTTGAAAGGTCAGTTGGCGAACCTTGAAACTTTGGGTCAGGAATTGTCCGACAAGTTTTCAATTCAGAAGTCTGTCATTGACGGTGTGGATGGTTTACCTGAGGAGAAGAAATCCGAAGTATTTGAAAAGTACAGAGGATTCCTAAAGGAGCACCAGAAGGAAGTGTCGTCAGCCGTGAATGAAAGAAACAAGATATTGAAATCGCTCGAGGCATACCGTAACGACCCCGACGTTGGTGACATCTGTAAAGGTATTGACGCTCTCGAACAGGCTGAAGAGGCTTATCGTGGTGGCAAACTGTCTAAACAGGTGTATTTCGATATCGTGAAGTCAATTACAGGCGAGCCGACAAAGTACGCTGACGTGGTTGCTTTTGACAAGGATGGTAGAGTCCTCGTTTTACATCGTGTTGAGAACTTTGTACCTACTGGTAAGGTATGTATCCCTGGAGGGCATGTCGACCCAGGAGAGGACTTTGAGACGGCTGCGCTTCGGGAACTTAAAGAGGAGACAAATCTTGACCCAATTGAGGGGAGGGGAATTGTGTACCTCGGAGAGCACAAGACAGAGGATGCGCATATTAAGTATTTCCAAGTTTGGGTGGATTGCTTGCAGCCTGTAACAGTTGATGCGTCGGAACATTGTTTCGCTGAATTCATTGACTTGGGACAGATTCCTTTGAAGCCGTTTATCTTCGACCAAGGAGAGATAGTTCTTGACATGCTGATGAAGCCACATCAGATAGAGGAAGCCAAACCTCTGATGAAAGCCTTATCGGAAGGACGTATCACTCCCGAAGCATTCGTTCCGGGATTCACATCAATCCTGAAGAAGGCTTTGGACATCGAAGCCGTGAAACCGCTTGAACCGGAATCTATGGATGGGGACAAACGAAAAGTTTCTGTACCTGTACGAGACCCGATGAAGTGCGTTGAAACCATCATGAAAGGTATCAGCGGAGCGGAGGAAGTAACAGTTGGGACAAACGGTCATCTCAAATTTGTGAAGCCTCTAATTATTCATGACACTCGTTACCGTGAAGACCCGTCGACCAACCGCTTAACAGAGGTTGAGATAGTGTTTACGGGTGACGACAACGACATGATGCGTATTCTCGAGGAAATGAAATATTCATTGATGACTGGACCCATGAAAGTCCGGACTCCTCAAGAAGAATTTATGGCAGCGAATGAGCGTGGAACCGATTATGTTGGAGACCCGATATTTGTAACTTTCTAAAATGATTTGTAACTTTGTCACAAATTTATAAAGTGGAAGTATGAAGAAGCAGACCCCAAATGATTTTAACTTCTGGTTGCCGATAGACTTCATGAAGTCTGACGCTACTGAGTATCCTCGTGGTGATGACCGTCGCTACGAGAATATGATATTTGAGGGTATCGCGAGTGACGACAGCAAAGATTATCAGGGTGACTCAATGGAGCCCAATGGGTTCGTTATAGACTACTTCCTCAAGCATGGTTTGTTCAATCTTGACCACTTAACAGTTCGAGCAAAAGAATTGAAAAGTAGGTTTTGGATTGGTGAACCGCTTGACGGGAAGATAGTCGATAACAAATTTTGGGTGAAAGGAAAGTTATGGAGCGAGTCTCCCGAGGCAAGAGCCTTTTGGGACAAGTGTATTGAAATGCGCGAAAGCGGTTCAACCAGAAAGCCTGGAATGTCTATTGAGGGAAAAGCCTTGGAGCGAGACCCGAAGAACGAAAAACATATCACGAAGGCAATTATCAATAATATTGCGCTGACGTTTACTCCTGTAAACTTCAATTCGTATATCGATTTCGTGAAAGGTATTCAATCTCAGGATTTCATTCCTACTGGTGATTTACTCAAGAGCCAACTCAAGCGTGATGTCATGTTCGAACAGGTGATAGGGAATAAGAGGATTGTCATCGATTCAAAATTCCGTATTATCCAAGAGGGCATTTGATGACTCATTTTAGGGAAAAGAAATTTTGTAATATTTTTAATCCGAAAAATTAAAGTAGTATGGTACAATTAACTGATGAACAAAAAAATGACGACCTCGTAAAATCATTGCTTGGCAGTGGGTTTACAGAAGAGGTGATTGCTGGTTGGATTGAATCCGGCTCAATCAAATTGGAAAAGTCGGTTCAAAGTGGTCCGGATGACCATGGCGAAGGCGACGGTGATGGAAATCACGAGAAGAAGGAAAAAGACAAGGACAAGAAAGAGGGAGAAGGCGATGACGACTCCGACCTCGAAAAGGGTAACGGCTGTGGCGATGGCGACAAGAAAAAGGACGACATTTCGAAGTCACTTTCTGCCGACATCATCAAGAGTATTGAGGACGGCTTGCTTGGCAAGTTCAATCAGTCTCAGGATGACCTGCTGAAGTCTATTCCTGCTATCGTAGAAAAGGCTCTTGAGCCTGTTACTGACAAGATTGAAAAATCTTTGGACGGTATGCGACAGGCGATTATCGCTTTCGGAAATTCGGCTCCTGAATTCAAGAGTGCTGGTCTGAGCAAGGCTATCATCGAGAAAAGCATTGAACAGGGTGGCGGTGCTAAGGATGAGGACAACAAAACAGTTCTGAGCATTTCGAGAGACCGTGCGGTTGTTCGTGAGTTGATTGCTAAATCAATTGACGAGGAAGCCGACCCCGAAATCCAGAAGTCTTTGCGTGACAATACAACTGCCTATTTGCTTGACCCGATTGGTGGGGACATAGGTAAAGACGCAGCCTTGTATATGTATAACAAGAAGAACGTTCGCCTCGTGAAATAATTTCGTACGAAACTTTAAAATAATATACGAAAATGGATTTATTCAATTACAATGGAACGGAGGCTACAAATCCGTTGGAAAGTATGTCTTCTGAGGAAATCTTGAAGGCGATGGAAGCAGGTCTGTTGACTGGTATGCAGTACAACGACCAATTGAATAACGGTGGAGGTCTGAAACCTGAATCTTTGGATTCTGTGCTGAAGAACCTTGAGAACCGTTTGGACCAGTTGGTATTCTGGAACGAGTTGAACCGTCAGAAGATTGACAATACTGTTCATCAGTACAATCAGTTGTACAAGTATGGTCAGGAAGTGGGAATCTTCAATCAGGAAGGCGAAACTCCTACTGAGACCGACTCTGTATATCGTCGGAAGTCAATCGTTGTCAAGTTCACAGGTGTGACTGGACAGGTTACTCATCCGGGTATGATTGTCAAGACTGTCGTTGGTTCACTGTACACCAAGGAAGTTGAAAACAAGACCATCTTGCTTCAGACTATCCTTGACAAGAAAGTGATTGACGCTGACTCGGCAAAGGTTCCTGAAGAGTTCGACGGTGTATTCGCACAGCACATTGCTGGTATCAACGATATCACAGGTGGCTTGCTGGGTAAAACTTCTGAACAGGTGCTTGACGCTTACTTCGGAGACCCTGCCGTACTGAACGCAAACGGTTCTGTTCTGAACGACGCTTTGGTTGAGGACGCTGCTCAGGCAGTTGTAAACGACCGAAACGGTATCATCGACCGTATCGTTTCTTCTCCTGTCGTATTCAACAACTACGTGAAACTCTTCCACGAGTCTAAACGTGTTATCGTTGGTATGGCTGGTGGCGTTGTGGGCGCAACCATGGGTCAGTCGGTAAACGACATTACCACCCAGTTTGGTAAGGTGAACATCAAAGCGGACAAATACTTCGACTTCAACCAGCCGATTAAGTTGGGTCGTGGTAAGACTTCTGACAAGGCTCCGAATGCTCCTATCAAGGATGCTACGACTCCTGTCGCTGTTGCCGTTGACGCGAAGGGAATGTTTGGTTCTGTTCACGCTGGTAACTACTTCTATGCTGTTACAGCGAAGAACCGTTATGGAGAGTCTGAACCCGTTCTGCTGAACGACGCTGAACAGGCTGTTGGCGCAACCCAGTCCGTGACTCTGAAGTTTGCTGGTGCGAACTCTTCGGCTTATCCTGAAACCTGTTATGTCATCTATCGTACCGAAGCAAATCCGGTCGACAAAGGCATCGCTGATTTCTATCCTATCTTCGAAGTTAGCAAGACTGAACTTGCTGCTGGTTGGGACGGTGCTAATCCGGGAGAGGTTCATGACCGCAACCGTTGGATTGCCGGAACCAAGTCTGCTCTCGTTTACTTCAACGGAAGTGAAATGATTGAGTATCTGGAACTGGGTGGAACCATGAAACTGGATTACGCTATTGTTGGTCCGAGACGTTCATTCTCTGTATTGAACTACGGAACTCCGGTAGAGTATATGCCTGGAAAGATTGCCCGTATTATCAACATCGGTAAGATTGGTCTGCCGACTACCTAATAACGAGGACAATTACGTTATAATGATGGGGATGGGGTGTATGTCCCATCCCCATTAATTTTATAATCATAAATAAATTCAGAGAATTATGAAACTTTTTAACAGAAAAGCGGGAAACAAAACCATCAATTACAATGGTAAGAACGTGAAGTTCGTGAATTGTGTTGCTGAGGTCGAAGACGACTTTGGTAAGGAAGTCCTCAAGTTAGGAATCCCCGACCTGTACGAGCACGGCAAACAGCCTGTATTTGAAACCCCGAAAGAGGTTCAGATGAAGTCAGACTTCAAAGACCGTGAAGAGTGGTACAAGAAAGAAATCGCTCGCTTGACAAATGTCAATACAGCGAACAAAAAGAAGATTGAGGAACTCGAGCAAGAGGTTGAAAACTGGAAGAATGAATACAATCGTGAACACGAGGCTCGTATTCAACTCGCTGCGGGAACCGTTCCCCCAGCCGAAACAGTTACACCCCCTGCACCTGAAACTATCGTAGAGAACCCAACAGAGGGCACAGGCGAGGAAACTCAGGGAGACGCTGACCCCGAAGTAACAGGTGGCGAAGGTGGTGAGGGAAATCCTACTCCGGAAGAGGAAGAGGCTGCTCTCCGCAAGGAATTGGGTGCAATGAAGAAAGATGAACTGATTGCTTTCGGTCAGGAGGGTGGTATTGACATGACCGCTATCGCTGAGAAGACCAAAGCCGAAATCATCGAATTTTTGGTAAACGCTTCTAAAGAGTAATGCGAGATGGGACAACTTGTTTTGACAATGAAGTATAGAAAGAACACGGGGATGATATTTAATCCCACGGAGATTTTTTCTTTGTACCTGTACGGGATAACCATACAGGGAGGCGACGGGACTTCTTTCAGCAGTGAAAGTATGCGGTTCTATATACAGGCTGCTCAAAGAGAGGTTGAGAACTTCTTCAACCTGAAACTGATGCGCCAGTTCATTGACCAAGAGAAGTTGACATTTTACCGAGCCGACTATTGGCAGAGTTTCCCTATTCTGTTCACGAACTATCCCGTCAACAAACCGATATCGTTGACGGGACGGTTCAACAATCTTGAGCAAATTTCCTATCCGACACAATGGCTGACAACTCACCAGAACAGTTATGGTCTATATAAGCGGAGAGTTTCAATCGTTCCTACGGGTTCGGCTGTTGCTACTGCCAATGCTGAGGTCATCTTGAGTGGTCTGACAACCCAATTGGGAAGTCAGCACTTCAGGATGATTCCGGACTATTGGGACTTCCAGTATATTACAGGCTTCGACCTCGACCATATGCCTATGGACTTAATCAATCTGACGGGGAAATTGGCTACGTTCGGACCACTTGGAATTGCTGGTGACTTGATATTGGGTGCGGGTATCGCTGCCCAGTCGATAGGTGTTGACGGGTTGAGCCAATCAATTAGTTCAACATCATCAGCAACCAACGCTGGTTATGGTGCGCGAATTATTCAGTACCAAAAGGAGATTGCTGATACTGTGAAGAGATTGAAATTGGTGTATGATGAAATTCGTATGGTAGTTGTATAAAATGAAGACAGGCAGTTTGTATATTGTGTATAACGATATCAACGATAAAGTTTACGTTGGTATAACTGTTCGTAAGGTTCATAGAAGATTTCATGAACATATTTATGCTGCGGAAGCGGAAAAGGATAATTTTCAGTTTCATAAAGCAATTAGAAAATATGGTTCGAAGAATTTTCATGTTGATTGCTTATTGAGTGGTATTCCAATTGAAAGACTTCCTCTGTTTGAAAAGGCTTGCATAAGTAGATTCAATTCCTATAAGTGTGGGTATAATTCAACTCCAGGCGGTGACGGTACAGGAAAGGAAGTAACTGACGAATTTAGGCAAAAGATATCAGAACTCCACAAGGGTAAAACTCCTTGGAACAAAGGGGTCCCGATGCCTGATTGGCTGAAAGAGAAGTTGCTTGCTACTCATATTGGGAAACGCCATTCAGAAAGTACACGGGAGAAGATGTCAAAAGCAAGGGTGGGTAGAAAACCAATGCTTGGAAAGCATCATTCTGAAGAAACACGGTTGAGAATGAGCCGTTCTCATAGAGAGCGTTTAAATAATGAAAGGAGATACGCATAATGGCAGGACAAAGACCTATATCAGAGGCTCCCGAGCAGTCCTTATATGGACAGCCTCAAGTGAGTTTTCGCCCGAATGATTTTAATTCAGTCATTTGGGCGCACGGCTATGATATAATCTGTGAAAAGGCGATACGCTGTCCGTGTCAGGGGAACTCGGGCAGTCCGTTACCTGATTGTCAGAACTGTCACGGCTTTGGATACTTCTTCGTAAATCCGAGGAGAACCAAAGCACTTGTAACAGGTCTGAACAGGAATACACAGTACGTTCAATGGGCTCCGGAATTGATGGGTACGGCTGCGATAACCGTTCGGGATGAAGATAAAGACTTCCTTTCCTACTTTGATAGAGTGACGGTAGAGGACGAATATGCTTCGTTTACGGAAATGTTGGTGGCGAGGGAGATGATAGGTGACGAGGTTGCCGTCTTTCTCTCTTATGCCCCAATAGAGGATGGTATCGTGGCAGTGTACACCTTTAAGGATTCCGAGTCCCCGTTAATCAAGTTAGACCCATCAGTCTATGAGATAGTTCCCGAGAACCCGTATTGCTTGAGATTTGCTCCTGGGAACGTTCCTCCGGAGACAGGTGTTTCAGTCCTGTACAAACATAGGGTGGAATACCATATCATCGATATGCCTCACGAAATCCGAGCCTCGTTAGGTAAGGATAAGAAGAGCGGACAGTTTCAAATCCTCAAGATGCCAATACAGGGTGTGGGACGGAGAACTCACCTAATAGACATGCAGCGTCCTAATTACGATGGAAGTGGAATAATATATAACGACGACAATGATTCCGATACACGTTGATTTGAGTGAAATCGTAGCGGAGTTTGCTCTTACAGGTTCGCAGGCTCAGGAACTCGGTGGTGAGATTATCAATCGGGTGGTGACTGAGTATGTAAACAAGTGGGAGAACCTTGTCAATAGAGAGTTAAAGAAGACCCGAAAACTGTATAAGAATGCCATGTACGTTGACAGGGTGAGTCCGACGGAAGTGGTGTTTGGGCTTACTCCCGGACAGGACGGGTTGGCTTTGGCTCTTGAAGAGGGGAAGGCTCCCTTTGACATGAAGCCAGGATTTTCCAACTCCTCAAAGAAGAAGACATCTGCGAGTGGGGGTTGGTATCTGACAATTCCGTTTCGGTACGCTACTCCTGACGCTGTGGCGGAATCAATGGTGTTTCAAAATCGGTTGCCGAAAGAGATTTACGATATCGCAAAGGGTAATGGCGGGAAGCCTGTAAAGAAGAATCAACTTCCTACACAGTACGCACAACTCGGGCAGCGTAAACCTATTCAAACAGCCGAAGGAATCATTCCGGCTTATACTCACAAAGCACCTCAATATCAAGGACTCGTACGAATTGATATCGCTTCTACCGATAAGGAGAACCGTGGGGGATACTTTACATTCCGAAGAGTGAGCGATAAGAGCGACCCGTTAAGTTGGATAAATCCGGGATTTGAACCTCGGAAGTTCATGGACAGGGCACTCGACGAGGCACAGGTGTTTGAGGTTGCTGACATGGCGATTGATGAATTTTTAAATCAATTATAAAGATGATTTTAATTGCGAGAATAAAACAGATAGTCGATGGGTTGCTTCAGTACATTCAGTATGATTACGAAAGTGTGCCGGAGCATGAGACTTTCCTCTACCATATGTTTTATGGGACGAGGGACGGCTCTTTTGACTTCTATGAACAAGCAAAGAAACTGTTCCTGAGAACTAATACGAGTCCCCGAAAGATACAGGTAAAGATGGAGTATCCGAAGGATAAAAGTCATCTTCCCTGTATTATCGTAAGGGAACCAGGACGTTCTACGGATAAGCCAGCACCGCTTGGCGGTTATGGTGCACCCGTATTAGACACGTTTGGCGGGACTGAATATGAACGTGAGGGGTTCCGCCAGCCAGCCTTGTCGAAGATTGATTTGATGTGCTTCAGTGAGAATATGCTTGAGTCAATTCTGATGGGGGAAGTTATATATGCGTTGCTTATTGGAGCCAGAAATACATTCGAAGAGGAGTTCGCTTACTTCGATTTCAGCACGAATGAATTGATAGCGGAAAACGCTCTGTTTCCGCAGCCGATATTGGTTAAGAACGTATCAATAGAGGTTGAGGACATTGGTGATTATGCTTCTATCATTCGACCTGAAATTGTGAGAAGATTTGTTATTGAAGATGCGATACCTGTTGGGTCAGACCCAGGATGGGTTCCGCCTCCTTTGGACAAATATTTCGAATTTTCCAATCCGTATGTATGGCTGGATTCACTGTTAGCAACAGGCGAGAACACTATCTATTCAAATACTGATTGGGTGTTATCAGTTGGGGACGAACTGTTCAAGTTTGGTTCGGGATATGTATGGCTTGATGAGATGAACAACAAAGGTGAACAGGAGATTGAAGCGAAGACCCCTTGGAGATTGGAGTAGTATTTCTTCCTAATTATTTGTATCTTTGTTGGTGATAAAATTTAGTTTTAATTATAAAATCGTTTGTTATTATGGCAAAGGCAGCATGGTTGACCGTTGCTCCCGCTTCGGGAAACGGTAATGCGACAGTTCAGAACACGGGTACGGCTCACACAGGTCGTGAACAACGTGAGACGACTGTAACAGGTGTGGCGGTTGGAGTTTCGCCAAACAAGACTTACAAGGTTATCCAGAAAGGAAAAACCGAGTTTGCTTCATTCAATGATGGAGCGGAAACAACTGTATCGAAGACAGGTGGAACTCTGACGATTACAGGTAAAACCAACTCCTCGAAGTTGAACTTCGAATTGGTTGACCTTAAAACTCGTGCGGTTGTCGAGGGTGGTCTTGAATTGACACTTCCTTCGAAGTACACCGCTGGTGGACAGGAAACCACTAACAATGTGGCTATCACTGGTGACCCTGGAGCGCAACAGGAGTTCGAGTTTAGTATCACTTTCACAGGTATTGCACCCAATACGACAGTTGACGAATTGACAGCAGCGTTGAAAGTAACAACCGCTGGAGGTCAGACGGCTCAGATTCAAATCAAGCAATCTGCTGGTGACCCTGAATTCGCATTCGGTCAGGATACAATTACTCTTGAAGCCAGTGGTGCTGCCGTATCTCAGACTATCGTTTCTAATACTTCTTGGGAACTGTCCTAATACGTTTAGAAATAATGGGAAAGAAACGGTTAAAGAAAAGCAAAGTAGAGGCACAACCGTCAGTCATGACGGCTGCTGTCCCTCTTTCAGTTGAAACGAATGAGGGGTTCGACAGGAGAATGACTGTAACAGGTAAAATCACCGAAGGGACTATCCCCCTGACATCTTCCTTTACGATTACTCAACTGGGTCTTCGGGAACCGTTCATTCCTTCTGATAGTGACGAGCCGTTCCAGGATAGTACTGGGGAGGATTTTGGTGTATTGAAAGAATAACCATTAAAATAAAAAGATATGGCGTACAAATCGAAATTTACAGGAGCAAAAGTCGACGAACTGCTGACAGCGGTTCAGACTCAGCAAGACAATCCGTCAAGCATTTTGAACAATCTGACGGAAAAGAACATTCTTGATAAACTCACTGGGCAAGGAATTATCGACAAGATTAATTCCGTATCAGGGAATATCGTATTCAAGAAATATGTTGATTGCCAGTCAGGTGCTGGAAAAACTTCTTAATCATGGCAAATAATCCGTATGCGACATCGAAACAGGCTGCCGACAGCGTTGGGATAACTCCTGGCGACATTGGCGTGGCTGCTAACGATTACGTCCGCAAGAAGGAACTTATCGCGACCAATAAATTTGACGCTGATGCTTTGGCTTCCTACGGGAATAATGACTATGTGATGTTGAAAGACATTGCGAAGGGTGCGTTTCAAGTTACTCTTTCAGTCAATTCCGATGTTACGAGTCGAGGAACGGTTCAAATCAATAATGGTACTGCGGGAGCGACAGCGACAGCGGAAGTGAACGTTGGAGACCAAGTTACTGCGAAATGTAACTTGTTGAAGAGTGGTGACGTATTTGACGGATGGTACAGTGGTTCATCTAAGGTGAGTTCGAACGCAACTTATACATTCACGGCTCAGGAAGCAGTGAGTCTGGTTGCTAAGATTAATTATCTTGATGTTACACCGACCTCGTTGGATTACGACGCTGCTGGTGGAAGTAAGACATTCCAAGTCAGCACGAATGTGCCTTGGACTGTTAGTTAGTAACTATTTAAAAAGAATTTAAGGTATGGCGAAAGATTCTTGGTTGACCGTAAATCCTATGGCGGGAGAGGGGAACGCTGCTCTGACGAATACAGGCACAATCCATAAAGGACGCTTGGAACGCCAGACAGTCGTTACCGCTGTCGTCAAAGGAATTGAAGCGGCAAAATCGTACCAAGTAAAGCAAGAGCCAACTGCCGAATATATCACTCTGGACCAAACGTCGTTTGACGTGGGGGAAGGTGCTTCGACGATAACTGTTTCTGGAAAGAGCAACTCACCGAAGATAACCTTTTCCCTTGGGACAGGGAATGATATCCCTATTGTTCTTCCTGCGAATTATACCGCTAATGGCTTATTGACTGTGAACGGGACGTCAATACCTGACGACCCAGGAGCGGTTGATGAGTTCGTCTTTTTAATGCAAATTCCAATCCCAAAGAATACTGTGGGGAAACGTACAGGAAAAGTTTCTGTAACGGGTTCGACATCTTCAGTGACTGGAACAGTAACTATCACGCAAGCCACATCGACTTGGACTGTTACTTATTCGAAAGGTGATTATATCAACACTATCAATAAGACGTCTGAGAAGATTAACTGGGGTGGGACAGCAACTGCGGTGGCTACATTGTTAGCGAATACGGCTCAATATACATATTCCTTCACAGGATGGTATGAGGGTGACACGAAAATATCGTCCGACCTTTCATTGAGCGTATCTAATATCACAGCGAACAGAACATTCACGGCAATTGGTGCTCGGACGCTTAACAGATACACCCTTTCATTCACCATCACGCCCACTGGAGCGGGAACGGTATCTGGAGGAGGAACTTATGACTATGGTTCATCTGTTAAGTCAACTGCGACTCCTGCGACTGGGTACAATTTCACGAAGTGGGTTGACGAAACAGGTGGTGAGTCAACGACCAACCCGTATCCGGGATGGGAAATCACGAAGAACCGTACAATTCAAGCGGTCTTCACTATTAAGAGTTATTCAATCACATTGGCTGCACAATTCCGTATTGCTGAGACAGGTGACTTCACGGGTGGTACGACGGGAGGAACTGTTTCCGGAGGCGGTACAGTTACTCACGGGACATCTGTTACAGCCAAAGCCACTCCCGCCACTGGGTACAGTTTCGCTGGTTGGTATGAGGGTTCGAATAAGGTATCAGACAGTGCTTCCTATACGTTCAGCGCAACAGGCAATCGCAGCCTGACAGCGAGATTCCAACGTCAATGGTTCACCGTAACATTCACAGCAGGAACGGGTGGCTCTATTGCTCCTACTTCGGCTCGTGTTGAATATGGTGGAGAGGCTTCTTCTACTGCGACGGCAGCAACTGGATACACGTTCAGTGGTTGGAGTAACGGTGTGAAGACAGCGAAATTGACTGTTACGAATGTCACGGCAAATGCAACGTATGCTGCATCGTTCGGAATCAATACTTATGTCATCACGTATGCAAAAGAGACGGGAATTGCTTCAGTGACTCCTACCAGCGAAACCGTTGAACACGGTGCAAACGCTGTTGGCTCTACTGCTGCCCTGACGACAGGTTACAATTTCGACGGATGGTACAACGGTGCGACTCGTGTTAGTACGGCTCTGAAGTATGGTCCGACGAACGTAACAAGTAACATGACGCTCACTGCGAAAGCCACTATTAAGACGTTTGCTATTACAGGAACGGCTCAATACCGTGATACGGACTCTACTGGTTCGTTTACGACAGGAAATAACGGTGGCTCGGTAACAGGCTCGGGAACTTATAATTATGGCTCTAAAGCGACCTTAACGGCTGCTGCAGCGGCAGGTTATACCTTCCAGGGATGGTACGACGCAGGTGGCACTCAAGTAAGTACGGCTGCAAGTTATGTCATTGACAGCGTGACGGCTGCTGTTACGGTTTATGCTCGCTTCCAAAAGAATTGGTTCACAGTAACTTATACTCGAGGAACAGGTGTAAATGCTTTGACGAAGACCACAGAACGTGTTGCGTATAACGGAACAGTAACTTCAGAAACTGCGGTTGCTTCTACGGGATACAATACTCCGACTTGGACTAAGACCTCCGGAACAGGAACATTGACGGTAACGGCTGGAAAGGCTACTCTATCAGGGGTTCAGTCCAATTGTACATTGACAGCGTCTGCGACGATTAATAAGTACACAGTCTCCTATACGAAGAATGCGAATATCGCTTCTATCAGCAAGACGAGTGAAACGGTTAATTATGGTGGAACTGCAACCTGTACAGCGACTCTTCCGGCAAATACGGCTCAGTACACTTATTCATTCGGTGGCTGGTATGAAGGAAGTACACAGATAGGAACGGCTCTGGCGTTGAGTGTTGCGAATATCACGGCAGCGAGAACCTTTGAGGCTCGTGGCGTTGCGACAGTGAATAAGTACACGCTGACAGTCGTGAACGGTTCTGGCTCTGGCACTTATAATTACGGTACGAAAGTAACTATCACTGCTTCGGCTATTGAAGGAAAGACATTCTCGAAATGGTCTGACGGTGTAACTACTGCCTCTCGTGAAGTGACTGTAACCGCAAATGCGACCTATACGGCTGAATACACGACGAACACTTATACCGTGACTTATGTCAAGGGAACAGGTATCGCGAAAATCAGCAAGACTTCTGAAACAGTAAGTTGGGGAGCAAATGCAACAGGATGTACTGCGACAGTAACGACGGGATATACATTTGATGGATGGTATAATGGTCCAACCCGTGTATCAACTTCATTGACGTATGCTCCGACCGCTGTCAAGTCAAATCTGTCTCTTACAGCCAAAGCAAACATCAACTCTTATACTGTTAGTCCTTCGGCTTACTACCGAACCACAGACGGCACAGGAAACTATACAGCCGGAACGACTGGTGGTACTGTTTCAGGTGGTGGAAGTGTAAATCATGGTGGAAGTATCACGGTAACGGCTTCGGCTGCTGCGGGATACAAGTTCGACGGATGGTATTCGGCTGGTGCGAGCGGTGGTACGTTGTTGAGTAGTTCTGCTTCCTACGCAATTTCGGGAGTAACGGCTTCGATGACTGTATATGCAAGGTTCACGAGAATCTATTATACTATCACATATTCGGCTGGTGATTACGTGGCAAGTTTGAGTAGAACGACAGAACGTGTGGCTCACGGAGCAAATGCGGCTGGTTCAACGATGACTGTAAACGGAACGACGGCTCAATACTCTTATGGTGTTGATGGATGGTATAGCGGTTCAACGAGGGTGACTTCTTCTGCGACTTATGCTCCTACGGGTGTAACTGCTAATGCAACGTACACAGCGAAAGGAACGAGAAGCCTGAGAAGTTATACGGTAACTTACAATAAGGGAAGTTATATTTCCTCAGTGAGTCGTGCGAGTGAATCTGTAAGTTATGGTTCGAATGCTGCTGGTTCTACTGCAACGGTAATGGCGAGCAATGCTCAATATACATACGGATTCGACGGTTGGTACAATGGTTCTACCAGAGTTTCAACATCGGTAACGTATGCTCCGACAAACATTACAGGTGCAGTGACTCTTGAGGCTCGTGGTACGAGAACTACCAAGTCATATACAATTTCAGTCAGTCTTGACAGTTCTGCTGCGGGACGTGGTTCTGTATCTGGCGGTGGCTCTTATGCTTATGGTGCTTCAGCAACGGTGAAATGTACTAAGACCAACAGTCAAGATGTATTTGACGGATGGTACGAGGGCAGTACCCGTGTCAGCACGAGTCTGTCGTACACGTTCACAGTAACAGGTGCGAGAACATTGGTAGCGAAGATTCTGTATCTTGACGTCACTCCTACCAGTTTGTCCTATGGGGCAACAGGTGGTTCTCAGACATTCAAGATTACGACCAACACTACTTGGAAGATTTCTTAATGAGTTTGGGCAGGAGTTTCGGCTCCTGCCCTTCCTCAAAAAGATTTGTGATTATTGATGTTTTGGAAAAATTTTATACCTTTATTCCGAAATAAATTCGTAAACTCTTTAATAATGATAATATGGCAACGAGTGTCTATTTTAATGGAAAATTGAGAACTCTTCCTGGTGTGTATTCTACAATCACGTCGGGCGAGAGTAGTGCTTCCCGAAATTTGGACTATGGAACTGTGCTCTTGATTGACACAGGTGTTTATGGTGCTGGCTTCGGTGGTGGTTCTGGTGTGAACGGAACTGACAAGCAAGGCAAGGACGCTGTCTACGAGTTCGAAACATTATCGGATTTCCGGGATTTCGTGAAAGGCGGAATGTTCTGGAAATGTGCAGAGGCTCTGTTTACCCCCGACCCGTATAATGCGGATGCGGTTGGTATCAGCAAGTTACTGTATGCCCGTGCATGTACGACAACTCCGGCAACGATGACTTTCGCTCCTACGGGTGGTGGGTCGAAAGGTGGTACGCTGGTAGTGAAAACTATCGACGAGGGATTGAACGCTAATGGCACTCTCGAGGGCGATATCCTGAAAACGGGTTATGCCTTCACAGTGGAAGCCGGAACAGAAGACCCGAATGCTTTCGTAATCAAGTTCTGGCGAGGAACCTTTACAGGACTTTATAAAGACCCCATCACGGGTGTTGAATTGTCCTACGATGAACTGACAGTTGAACAGGCTGAACCGTATCTTCTGTGTCAGACTCCTGAATGTACCAATATGGCTGAAGTCATTGCTTGGTGCCAGACTGACGAGAACTTCGGTGCTCGTTTTATACTTGATGATTCAAGCAAGATTACAGGTGACGGAACGGTTGATGCGTCAGATATCACGGATAACGCAGGATATCAGGTTGCGACAGGTGGTACGGAACAGTACAAACCGACTGACCTCGATGACCTGTTGGCTCAAATCACCGATGTTGAATATAACATCGTATTCACTGACCAAATCGGTGCTTCGGGTGCTGGTGCTACGAATAACAAGGTTATCGCACACCGTAACACTCAGGCGAAGTTCGATAAATTTGTGTATGTTGGGGCATACGACTCGAAAGTGAAGTTCAACGACTCACTGGGTATGGCGAAACAGTTCAACAACGCATACGTGGTTTGCGTTCATGGTGGTATCGGTACTGCGAGCGACTTCGTTGCTTCAAAGGTACGTTGGTGGGGTGTATTCTACAATCTGTGTCAGGTCATTGGACGTGTCAGCGGAAAACCTCCTTATATCCCCGTTACCAACAAGACAATCGGTGGTGATAAACTTCAGCACATTCCTGACGAGAAGGAAATGGAAAAGGCTGTTAAGGCTGGTTTGGTTGTGGTTTATCCGAACCCGTATCTCGGTCGTTTCGTGGTCTTACAGGGTGTTACAACTTTGCAAGATAACAAAACATTATTCAACAAAAAGGGTCTCTCATTCAGCATCCAGTTCATGCGTGTTATCGCACAGTTGAACAAAGAGTGTGTGGTGAATGCAGAAATCGACCTGTTGGGTGATGAAAACGGTGTGAACTTGAATACCTTGTCAAAAGGTGCTCTTGAGACTTGGACAATCAATTTCTTGCAATCACGTGTGGCAACCGCTAATCAGGACAACTTGATACAGCGTTTCCAGAATGTAGTTGCAACCCGAATTGAGGACTACTACGATGTTACCTATGAGGTGGTGGTGAACAGCGAAATCACTAAGATTTTCTTCACTGGATTCTTACTTAAAAATTAAAAGATATGGCAAGAGGAAGAGTTTTTACAGCACCGAAAGCGTTTATCAAAATAGATAACGAGGTTGCAGGATACGTCCGCAACCTGACTTTCTCAGAGAACGTACAGCGTGCAAATGTACAGGGACTCGGCAGTCTGACTTATCAGGAGGCTCCCCCTGTGGTTTACACTTGTCAATGGAGTGTTTCCCAATACTTCATCTCGTTCAATACTCCGATTATGAAGAAGATGCTGAAAAAGTTTGGAAGCATAGCGGAGATTAAGAACAGTTTGGTTCTGGGCGACATTGCGTTCGACATCACGGTGTATGCTAAGACGGTATCAAGCGAAGACGCTGCGACGAAACTTGTTACCGAAGTTGATAACACGGGTGAAACCATTGCTCGTCTCCAAGGCTGTCTGCTGAACACACAATCGTTCAGCGTTCAAGAGGCTGGTCTTGCGGGAACCGACATCAGTGGTATTTATCTTGAACCAATCAGCATGGCAGGGTAATCCTGCCTTGCTTTAAATAAGAAACGATTATGATAAAAGATGAAGTAACAATTGAAATCAAGGGTCACAGTTACCCTGTGAAGTTCCCCACAGTGGGACAGTTCTATCAGATTGAGGCGATGAAGCAAAGCCTGTCAAGAGGCTTCTATAACTCGATGGTCATGAGTCCTTCAGTTCAGGCTCAACACGCTTTGGACATGATTGACATTGAAGCAGCCATTGTGGTTCTTTGTCCTAAACTGATAGAGGACTTGAAAGTGAAGAACTTTTCAGAACTTGACGTCAGGGATTATAAACTTATCCGCGATGAATACTTCAAGACTGTTGCTCCGTTCTTCAAGGAAATTACTGAACTGCTTAAAGGCGAAGAAAGTGATGACGTAAAGAAAGAGGAGTAACATGAGACGTTCTGAACTGATACAGGGTGTGGTCAGTTGGAATAATAGATTCCCGTTGGACAGGTGGTGGCGAATAAAGCATAATGTTTCATTTATGTCCCCTGAACATCGGGAATCTTCTTTTATATATCAACTCCTTGAGTTCGAGGAAGACAAGTTGTATTTAAAGGAGTTTCAGGCTGAACACGAGAAGAATAAAGATAAGTACATTCCCGGAATTGGGGATATCTTTAAGGCTCCGACTACGATTGAGGACTTCTCTACTGAGGCTGAAAGAGAAATTGAAGAAATGCTTAAATTAGAACAAAATGGCGGAAGACAAGAGAATACGGGTATCGGCTGATGCGTCACCGCTTCAGGAACTCCGACAGAACGCCCAAGCCTTGTGGAACGACTTCAACAAAATGGAAAGCGAGTTCAAGAACATCGCTGAACAAACCGTTGGAGTCATTCAAAAGCAAATCGACCTGTTAAAGGAGCGAAACGCTCTCGCAGGGGGAATGCAAGGTGGGCTTCCTAATGATACCCCGACTGAAAGAAGACCGACGCTTATAGACCCTTATACTGGGCGACCTTTAAGCGGTGGAGGGGGTGCGGTTACTCCGGGAACCTCTGGTCGTGCTTTAAATACTCAATTGACCGAACGCCAGCAAACGACTCTCGATAAAATACTGTCAGAAGTTGTACGGATAGCAGACTTGATGGAAAAGACCCAGAGGGATGACACTAATGGAGTTTTGCCAACAGGCAGCGGTGGGGAACCCCCACAGCCTCCTGCACCCGAAACTCCTGATGTGCCTACTTCTGGGCAGGGAAGCGGTTCTGGAATGTTTGGTAAAGGGTTCAAGATGCCTACGAGCATGAGTGGGTTGATGGGAATGCTTCCTTTCGGTGCGCTCATAATGGGTATTGGTACGATATTGGGTCAGCAAGCGAAATATGAGTCTGCTCAGTACGGTGCTGAAAATGAATTCCAGCGTCGGAATAACAGGGGGAATCATTGGCTGTTGAATATGCTGACTTTCGGTATATCCGGAGCCGAAGCCGAAAAGAAGGAAGTTGGTCGTAATGCGGCAACCCAGAACGATAGAGCGTTGGGTGATTATTCCGCTTTACATCGTATGTCCTATCGACAAGCGTTGGGAAGCCAATTCCTTGATTCATTCGGGGATAATGTTGATTATGTTACGGGTGGAAACACATCGTATCATGATTATAAAATGGCGACTGACTGGTCATACAGGCAGAAGCAGGAACAGAAAAAGGTAAATCCACCTCAACCAGGAACAATTGACCTCGATGGACTTGTTGCATTTCCAACATCTCAGCATGAGGCGGAGGCTTGGAAAGATTGGGAATATAGTCAGAAGAAACAGCAGTTGAGGAATGCCGATAAGGCTGGGTTGGTGACAGACAGGGATGAACTTCCTACATGGGCTTCACGGACGCTGGGGTTGAATATGACAGACTATTTGTCGCAGGTTACAACTTTACAGAAAGCAGGAGCCTATGAACGGAACACTTCGCTTCATGATGTGAACCAACTGTTAATGGCTGGTAAGATTAGAGGCTTATCGGAAGATGACGCTGCTTCGGTGTTGGCGACAACCCGTTTTGACCGTTCAGGTCGTACAGGAGCCAACGTCGTACAGGCTTTCGACACTAACTTACAGGGTCTCGGAAAGAGTGACCAGTACATTGCGTCGACACTTGGGGAGTACCTACAATCGTTCAACCGTATGGCGGAAAATGTTCTTAACAGGACAGGTGGAATCAATACGGCTGGAATTGTACGTTCGATGACAAGTATCCAGAACGCTACTGGGATGGAGGGTCGCCAATTAGAGCGTGTACAGAACTCTTTGATGGGAAACAATATAAGTCAAGATGACGTCAGCCAAGCGTTGCTTTTGAGAACCGCAAGAGAGGTTGCTGGTCCCGATGCTCAATTATCGGATTTACAAGCGATGATTGAACAGATGCCGGAGAAACCTGAACTTCAGCAACAGTTCTTTGAAAGAATACAGAAGATGACGGGTGGCGGTGAAATGGGTCGACAGGTAATGAAGTCAATCTTCCCTAACTTGTCAATGACCGACATCATTGATTTGGAAAAGGCAACCGGAAACGATGCCCAGAAGATATTTCGACGTGGTCGTTCAACGGGTGCTGAGTATTCTGAAGCGGAGGCTCGAAGTATGGTTGGGGATATCGCTGCTTCTACTGCCGCAACTCAGAATAGAAAAATCAAGGACGGATATGAAGAAATCCTTGGTGGCAAAGGTTCTATTGCTGCGGTTGTTAAGGCTATTAAAGACGAGGGTCCGATACCTGTTACAATCGTGGCTCCTGCTCCCGGAAGTGCGGGTGCTGGTTCAGGGCAACAGGGTGGCTTCCCTGCCTTACAACTTACCGATGAACAGTTACAGAAACTTCGGGAGTCTGTTGCTGCTGGAACGAAGGATGGAGCGACCAAAGCGTTGAATAATTTAACAATCACTCAAGAATAAGGGTTATGGCAGAAGAGGAAAAGAAAATACCACCGTATTCGACCGATTGGTTTAAGGGAATTGGAGATAGTCGCGAGGCAGCGACTATCCAAGATTTCCTTGACGACCTGAAAAAACAGGGGTATCAAGAAGACTTGACTGTCGACGACTTCTTAAAGTTTTCAGACGGTCATTGGACAAATGCGGAGATAATAATCAACAATTATTCTCCGCTCATGAAAGAGAAGTATAAGAGCGAAATAGAGCAGAATAAGCCACCGTTGATTCCTATCGGTACTTGGTACGCTATACCGAACAAACAGATAACAGCCGAACTGCAAGAGATACTTGCGTCCGACCTGTTTATGCGCCAGTATAGCAGTTTTTCGGCTTTCTGGTCAGATAAACAGAAAGAACTCTTGTCCGACCCCGAATATGTTCCGTGGGACTCGCCTACGAACAATGGAGAATCAAGTAGTTCGAAGCCTATCAACGACTCGTATGCGGCACGGAAGCGTGCGGCAGCGTTGGGTTCAGGTGATGAGAATAAGGAGTATCACGTTCAGATGAAGGCATTGAATATCAAAGTGTGGGTATATTCTCACGCTTTTGGTAAGATATACGACATCAGTTCATGGATAAGAACCTGTTCGACTCAAAAGGACTTCCAAATGGGGACATTTTCTTTCGAGTTGGTTCCTACTGATACGCTGACAATACAGACATTCGGGGATGATTTCGCTAACCATTTCAACATCACTGATAAGCGAGGGAGTATCAATCGTGATTGGTTCTCGAAGTTTATACAGCACAATGATATGGTCTTCATACGGTTCGAGAAACTGAAGAAAGAGAAGTACGAAGACCAAGGGAAGCGACAGTCGAGCACACACGTCGTCGAACCGTCTGAATTGAATAACAAGTTGATATGGGATATGATGGGGTTGGTTGATACTGTTTCAACGAATGTAGATGCCAGCAGTACTGACTATTCTGTGAATGTAAATGGGCGAGACCTGTCAAAGTTGTTAGTTGAGGATGGTTCCTACTTTATTCCGTTGAAATTTGTTGAGGGAAGTCCCGACCGTTGGTTCTATGGTGGAGACCCGTCTTCATCGTGGTTCAAGCGTAATATGGTGACAGGTTCTTACGACTATTATTTTGCGTATGAATTCCAGCAAATTGATACGGTATCATCGTTCATTATTGACCAGTTGTCTAACATAGGTATCGTGCCTGACAGTATCTTTGCTCATTGCGCTCAACGTCCGGAAGCACGAGGGGTATGGCAGATGATAAAGTTGTGGGTAGATTCACAACTGTCAGACAGACGTATCGTTGACCGTTCACTGACGAACCCCGAAGGAACCCTGATGGATTTCTTCAATAAGATTTGTCAGCAACCTTTCGTTGAATTTTGGGGTGATACGTGGGGGAATGAATACGACCTCATGGCTCGCCAGCCACCGTTCACGAAGACAGCGATACAGAGTGTCGTAAATTCGAAACAGTATGTTGGAGTAGAGCCGAAGGATTTACTGTCATATTCTCTTGAGTACGATAACCGTGTTTATGCTTGGTACAGAATAATGCCCCAGAATGCTTTGACAGGCAGTTCACAGTTTTCATCATTGGCGTTGGTTCCTATTATCTTCCTGAACGAATACGTGGAACGCTTCGGAAATAAGCGGTGTATCACGAATGACATTTACCTCTCAGAAAAGAGCCTGAAAGGAAAGGACGATGAGAAGAATATCAACACAATGTCGCAAGCCTTATTGAATGACCTGTTATACGTTGTGGAGACGACCTGTTATCTTCCGTTTACTCGTAAGGGGACAATAACGCTGAATGGGGATAGACGTATCAAAGTGGGGACGTTCATCATCTTAGAATCCACACAGGAGTTGTTCTATGTTACAGCCGTAAACAATACAATATCGTTCACGAACGATGCCATTGACCGTGTTACGGTGCTGACAGTCGAAAGAGGAATGTTGGTTGAATATATTACGAATGCTTCTAATAACTATTTCAACATCGTGGATATAGACGGGATACGAGCCGACATTCAGAAACGTGACCCAAAGCATAAGGATGAAACGATTGCTCCTTCTTCTACGAAGTTTGGAGTCAATTCGAGTGTGTTCAACTTCTTCTTAAAAAGAGAAATGTTTAAAGATGGCACAGATTAGAGTTAAGAAAGTAGGAAAGCAAGGAGTTTCCCCTGTACGCAAACAGGGGATAGTCCAGCAAACAACTGGGTTCGGATATGTATTGATTCCGGAGGGGGTTGACCGAGATAAGTTCGTTGACACCTGTTTCAGAACCAACAAGATATCTATCATTGATGATAGCGAGGGGAATATTATTCACGAGTGCTTTATTTCAAACGAGGCTCTTCAGAACATACAGTTTCCTCGAAAAGTTGGTGAAAAGGGAACTCCAGTAATGTGGATTTCACAGTCGTACATGAACCAACCGATGATAGTTGGTACGTTTGTTGCAACGAATGGAAGAATCCCTATGAGAAGTGATGAAGAGTTTTCAATCCTTCGGGAATGGGACAAGGGTTCTTTGAGCATTACAGGTAGTGCGAAGCGAGGAACCCTGTTTATCAATGTTCGGGGGCAACAGTTCGGAACGCTCAAGATAAATGCACTTGGCGATGAGAACGCTCTTCTTGAGGTTGGTTCAACGGGTACAGTGAAAGTGACTGCGAGCAAGAAAGCCGAAATAGAGGCTTTTGAGGAACTCACTGCAAAGATGATTGACCCTGTCACCGAAAATGAGTCGGGAATAAGCGTCAATAAGGAAGAAATGAGTGTGTTTGCTACGTATGGTGAGGACGAGGACAAAGACTTCTCAAAAACGACTATAACGGAGCAAGGGTTCGTGACCGAAACAAAGGTGGGTGACACCGATTACAAACACACGGTAAATGGAAGCAAAGCCGAAACCACGATATTCGATTGCACCCTACGTTTTGAGGACAAGAAAGTGACTCTTTCTCAAGGAGAAGCGATGATTGAAATCAGCAATGGGAAAATGGCGATTATCAATGGGGGTACAGGTTTGAACGAGTTGTTGACGAAGATTGTGGATGCGATAGCAACATTGACCGTTTCAACGGCTGTTGGTCCGAGTGGCACACCGTTACCGCCTACAATCCAGAAGACGACTGAATTGAACAGTTTATTGAAACAATTCTTTAATAAATAAGAGATTATGCCATTAAATAAGACAGCACTCGCACAATCAATATTGAAATTGATGACAGACGCGAGAAAGGAAACCGAGATTGATGATAGTAAGTTCGCGAACGGGTTGGCAGACGCAATTGACGCTTTTGTCAAGACGGGTGAGGTTCAGGCTGGAATCCCTGTTTCGACCGCTGGTTCTGCTACTGCTCAGACAGGTGCTACGACTGGTCCAGGAAAAATATTGTAACGATTTACTATATTTGTAGAAAAATTTAAAGATATGTCTGCATTAGATACAGTTATGAACATGGCGAAGTCAATCGGGGGACAGGCTCTTGCGAGCCTGTATCCCAACGACTTCGAATGGTACATGGTTGCTTTGGAACTTGCGGATAGTGATGACAATACGATAGATTATCTGACATTCCCTATTATGCCGGATTCTATCTCAAAGACCGAACCTACTCGAACGAATATCAAGAAGTCAATGGCTGGAGTAACAGTATTGTCGACTCCTTCTTATTCGCCTCAGGAAATTAACATTAAGGGAAGTTTCGGTCGTCAATTCAAAATCCTGATAAATCCAAAGCCAGATGTGAGCATTAACTCTTCAAGTAAGAGTGTGAGTGCTGGGAAATACCACCTGTTCGACATCACAAAGAAAAGCGGTTCAATTTCGGGACTCGCTTTTTCGAACTTTAATCTGAACGTCAAGACGGGTTATGGTGTGATGAAGATATTACAGGCTATGGCAAGTAAGAGTGTGGGTCTTGACGACAAGGGCAAGCCGTTGCGTCTGTACTTCTATAATATGGCACTCGGGGAGAGTTATCTTGTGGCTATTCCACCGAGCGGAGTACAGTTTTCTCAGGACTTGTCGAAAAACATGATTTGGAATTATAATCTGACGTTGATAGCGTTGGCTCCGTTGGAGGCAGTATCTAACAAGAATAACAAATCGTTACTTGATAAGTTACTTCCTTCGATGATACAGACAGGAGTGAGTGAGGTCGCTTCAGTGGTCACAGACGCTTTGCAACCTGTAACTGAAACAGTATTGGAGGGATGGTTATGAGAGACGCATTAGAGACCTTTAAGAAGCAAACAGGGTACGACATTCAGTCGTTCTTTGAGTCGTTTGCGCTGTTCGCGAATTCCTACTATCCTCTGATAGTTGCATATTATACAGGTCAGGACGATATTGATATCGGGGATTCATTCGGACGGCTTGATACGCTGTTAAAACAGTCACGAGAGATTGAACCCCTGTTCACGCTCAAGGCAACAGGCTTGGCGAGAATAGATTCATGGGAGTTGCTTGATATGTTCACGGAGTGCCAAACGAAGTTGTGGACGATAGACAATTCATCACGATGGTTGCGTTCGGCTATTATTGGACGGTACGGTATGAACGTTGCACTTCAGAGGGTTCTTAAGACCCGTGAGACGTTTGAGAACGTATCGTCACAGTTAGGTTCAAACAATCCTCAGGATGATTGGGTTGATATCGCAAGAAACAACTTGGTAGAGGAAGAGGACTACGATGCTAACAAGGGTGGGGGAATGTTTAAAATCAACATTCGTACCACAGGGAATTTCAACATTCCTAACATCGTTGATAATCTTGATTCTGAGAAGATACTCGGAAAGGATATTGACAAGAACTTCCGGTTCGAAAATGATGACTTGGCGACACTTGAATACGAGGCAGCGATAGGACAGGCACTTGACACTATCATCAATTCGTTGAAAGGTTCAATTCCGGAGTTTCCGGATTATGGGCTTCCTAACGAGGCAATCGGTAGTTCGGTGAACGCTATACAGTATCCGTCCCTATTCAAGCATCTTGTCAATATGTTTCAGAGGGACGCTCGTTGGGTTGAGGTAAATCTTCTTGACCTGTACCGTAAAGAAGACGCAATCTTCATGAAGATACAGGCGAAGACAGTCACGAATAATTTCCTTGTAACAAATATTCAGATATGATAACGAAAGTAAATAACACAATCTCATTCCTGAAAAATCTTTGGGTCGAGACATTTTTGAACAAAACGGATAAAGTGTCAGATATCACCGACAACTCCGTTTTGAACGCTGCCGCATATGCGACGGCAAAGGTTGCGCAAAAGGCAATCAAGGACGTGGCTATCGTAGAGGCTCAAATCTTTCCAGAAACGGCTGCTGGTGATTACTTGGATAGAGCAGCCTCACTGTTTGGAGTGACGGCTCGTTACGGAGCGTTGGGTTCCTCTACGTACATCAGAGTATATGCTGAGCCAGGAACAACGTACACGGCTGGAGTGAATACCTTTGTGAGCACAAATGGCGTTCGTTTCGCCATCGAAAACTCTCTTACAGTTGGCGAGTCGGGGTATGGTTATGTAAAGGTGCGAAGCGAGGCAATAGGACTGTTTACGAATGTTGATGCGAACAGTATTACGACTGTGAACCCTATTCCGCAAGGGCACTACGAATGTACGAATGAATACTATGCTATTGGCGGTCGTGACAAGGAGAGCGATGAAATGTTCCGGAGACGTATCCTGAACCACCAGAACGTGTATGCCACAGCGACGATTGAGAAACTGACTCAAATCTTTCAGAATTTCGATAACAGAATCCTCAAGATTATGTTTGTAGGAATCATGGAAGACTCGTTCATTCACATACAGTTGGCGACACAGAACGGTCAAGAACTTTCCTACGCAGAGTTGAAGACATTGCTTGAAAAAGCGACTCCCTATTTTGGTATAGGAGATATGATAGTTTCCGGGAAGTTGATGGGTATCAAGTTGGAGAACGCTACGTGGTACGAAGTTGGAGGGGAAGACGGTGTTGATTTCCGTTGTGAACTGGAGGCTGGCTATGATACGGCAACCGTTCGAAAGAATATACAGGTAGGAATGACGAAGTATCTTGACTTCCGTTTCTGGGAGCCAGGACAGCGTGTTGAGTGGGATAACCTGTTGGAAATTGTAAAGAACACAGAGGGAGTTCGTTACGTTGCGTCGGAGTGGTTCAAGCCGTCAGTTGATGAGCCTGTATCAGATTTTATGCTGCCGAGGATTAAGAAATTCATCATGAGGGACTTGGAAGGAAACGTGATGTTTGACGAGTCGAAAGAGTTCTCTCCGGTGTTCTATCCCGCAAATTAGAGTTGTTTCAAGAGATAAAATGCAGTATTTTTACGGTGAATATTAAATAAGGAACGATATGGAAGATTTGGAAATAAAATTGAAAAGACAGGAGTTTTCCTCGACGGCAACCATGGGAGTCATGAGTGTCAACGGGTTGAGAATTGCTGATACGCTTGAGGACTGCCAAAGGAAACTTCCTGAGACCTGTCCCTATACTCCAAAGGGGAAGTCATGCAAGTGTCCGGAGAAGGTGTACGGAGAAACCTGTATTCCTCCAGGACGTTATAAAGTTATCTATCGGTATTCTCCGAAATTCGGAAAAGAATATCCTGCTCTTGAAGACGTACCCCATTTCTTGGGGATACTTATTCATGCAGGAGCCAATCCCGGACATACCGAAGGATGCATTTTGACAGGCGACAGGGTTCCTGGAAGGGAACAACTGAGGAACCAGTTCAACGTCACTGACAGGGTCAAGAAACTTGTCCGTGAAGCGATTAAGGCTGGGCGGAATGTTTGGATAACCATTGAATAATAAAGATATGAAAAAGATTTCGAAAGTGGCTTTTATGCTGGTGGGAATAGTTCTTTTGGTTGCTGCGTGCAGCCGAAAGATTTATATTCCCATGGAGAAGACTGTTACAGTAACGGAAACAGTACGGGACACAGTCGTACAGGTACAACTCGAGAAGGAGTATGTGAAAGTAATCACGCCTGACACGACAAGCACGGTTGAAACGAAATACGCTCGTTCAACCGCAACATATCATGGGCAGTCTGGTTTGCTCGAGCATGATATCGAAAATAAGCAAGACAGTATTCCGGTCAAAGTGGTGTATAAAGATAGGGAAGTAATTAAGGAAGTTCCCGCTCCATATCCCGTTGAGGTCGAGAAGAAAGTTGAGGTTCCGAAACGTATGCCGTTACGGTGGTGGGAAAAGATATTCTTCTACACAGGGATAGCCACTGTTGGTGGAGGAATCTTTTGGCTGATAAGAAAATTTAAGAAGTAACGATGGCGACAATAAAGTTTAAAGAATTTCCTCGAGTTGGACAGGGGTTTACAGTTCACACCCAGATGATTCCGCCTGCGGGATTGATAACGGTTCTGAGGGCAGCACGTTCTGACCAGCAGAGCCTGTTCCGCTATTCAAGGGATGGGGGTGAAACGTACACCGAGTGGATAACTTTGACGAAAGAAACTTTCAGTGAACTGGGTCGGCTCACTGACAGTTGTGATTTGGTTCTTGACTACGTGACGAAACCGTATGTCAAGACGCGAGCCTTTATTGACCCATACGCTGACCCACTATCAACTACCATTTACGATAAGACGATTTTTAAGACGTTCTTTGACAGCAACGACCCACAGGTTCTGACGTGGGCGATAAATGTCTTAGAGAAGCTATTTGAGCCTGGAATAGTCCCAATGTATGTGAGTCGCAGCAACCAAGACGACTATAATACATTCTTCCTCACGATGACCCACTATTTTGCATTTGTTGTAATCTATGCACGAAACTATCGTCAGTTGGAGAACAGCGATTTGCTCATGAAGGAATTCATCGAAGGATGGGGGTTGGTGTATGAGAATATTGATACACTTGACCAGCGTCGTTATCTGTTCAATAATTGGATTCAAGAATTTTACAAGAGAGGAACATATCAAGTCGTAGAAACGGGTGGAACGATAGAGGGTGAGTTGAGACGGTTGGTAGGCTACGAAAAGCCGAATGAGTTCATCTTCGGAGTATTATCCCCACAGAACGTGGGTTGGTGTTTAGGATGGAGTTCCCCTACTTGGTATGGTACGGAAACCGTGAATGCCGTGTCAAAGGGTTGGGACTATGGACCCGACTATGCCGGAGATACATTCAGCGACCTGATACAGTTTGACCAAGACGAACTTCAGATGAAGCGTACAGGTGCTCCCGAGACGAATGAGATTTACACGGTTTATCCGTGGCAAATATATACAGGAGAGGACGTTCCGGCTGAGTTCTCCGAGTCGTACACTATCGGAGTTGGACCATTGAAGGATTATCCTATACTCGGTGCGGTGAAACGAAAATTCATCGATAATATGTACGTCTTCCAGCCGACAGGTGGAGGAAGAGTAGGTATTTCAACCGAAGCCGATAAAAGTAAGGCGATGGAGGTCTATCCCGGAATGGACTACGAAGTGACTGTATGGGTGAAAGCATTAAGTTTGGGGAACCAGAATATTGAGTTCGGGGTGAACTGTTACGATGCGAATTTCAACCTTATCAATCAGGTGCGTATCACCGACTGGCGGGAGACAAACAGTTTCTTCACGGGTTCTCGTTATCAGAGTCCCTGTAAGGTTCCAGGAATATACTACCGATTGAGGGGTATCATCTATAATGTGCTTGAACAAAAAGACGAAAGCCTGTATTTGAATTTCGAGAATGGAAGACCGCTTCGCTTCATTGGTGATGTGAAGTATATGGCTCCTTATATTGTTCAGGACAGGGATTCAATTTCAGCGGACATCCTCATTGCCGGAATAGTTCTTAAACCGCTTGACCTCCCGTTCTCACAGGGGTATCTTGGGCAGAAGAACGTGATAGCAATGTATGCCCAAATCAAGTCAGCAAGAACGAAGAACGATATCGAAGAGTTCGTGAGACGATACCTTGTATCGTACAAGAATGTCGTGTCGTACACGTGGTTGGATTGGGTGGTACGGACTTCCTACTTCTTGACGTTCAATGTCAAACGAGAACTTGACGGGCAACCTGTACAGGGTGCGCAAGTAGAGTTGAGCAATGGGTTTATTTCATCAACGGATGCCAATGGGTATGTTCGTTTCGAAGTGTCTATGAACGAGGTCATCCGCTATACTATCACCGCCAAGGGAATAACCCAGACTGGGGAAGTAACAATGGATAAAGACAAGACGCTTGACATTACGATGAACTTGCCTCTTGACGTAAACATTGAAATCGTTGAACCAGGATGGGGAACCGCCACAGTCGAGGGAAGCCGTTTGCCGAGAACAGAAATCACGCTTACTGCTACTCCGAGCGAGGGATATACGTTTAAGAAATGGAACATTATCACCGA